GACACCAGAGACGAAGCATACAAGTATGTAAAAGATTTTTATATTGCGGTTGATGTAGGAGCCAATGTAGGACTTTGGGCCAGGCCATTAACAAAAAAGTTTAATCATGTTATTGCGTTTGAACCACTAGCACCAGTATATCAGTGTTTAGAAAAGAATGTAAATGGTCTTAACATAGAAATACACAAACACGCATTAGGCAGTGTAAATGACATGATCGAAATGGTTTACAATGCTGAAAATACTGGTAGTAGTTATGTCAGTGAAATAGGCACAGGGTCTATAGATATCAAACGCATGGACGATCTTGATTTACCAAAATTTGGATTATTAAAAATTGATTGCGAAGGACATGAGCTCGAAGTGATCAAAGGCGGCGAGCAAACTATATTAAAATACAAACCTATCATAGTTGTCGAACAGCATCCCGAATCAGAGTATTGTGCTGCTACCTATTTAAAACAGCTTGGGGCTAAACAACTGAGTAACGTCAGAAAAGATTATATCTTTGGATGGTGATAGTTAAATATCTATATGAACAAAGTAGTATTAGTTACAGGCGGATTTGATCCTAAATTAGATAAATAATTGTATGTTTAAAAATAACAAATATACAACATGGTATAATCGTATTATATCTAATAGAAAAAATAATCCTTTAGACAAATCAGTCTATAAGGAGAATCATCATATAATTCCTAAAAGTTTAGGTGGCCCGAATAAAAAAGAAAATATAGTAGCACTTACAGCAAAGGAACATTTTGTTTGCCATAGACTGTTAGTTAAAATGACAGAAGGTAAGGACAAAGTAAAAATGTCATACGCTATTAGAACTATGATGATTAGAGAAAATTCTTATCAGCAACGATATAAAATATCATCTAAAATTTATGAATCTATAATTAAAGAAACCAAAGCAGTAATCGGTAAATCACAAACAGGCGAAAACAATCCGTATTACGGAAGAACTCACTCCGATGAAGTAAGAACCTTAATGAAGGAAAAAAGAAAAATTCAAGATCCTCCTATGCTTGGAAAAACTCACAGCGAAAAAACAAAATCTAAACTTCAAATAGCAAATCAAAAACAATTTGAAGATCCTCAACAGATTGAGTTGCGTAAAAAAATAACAAAAGAGCAAATGAAAGATCCGGAAAGGCGTTATAAAGCCGGTAACGGAAAAAGAGGAAAGTCTTGGTATCATAATCCTGAAACAAAAGAGTGTTCGACTTTCTTTCCTGATAATGTACCAGCTGGATATATAAAAGGAAGGATTATTAAAAAATGAAAGTTGTACTTTGCACTGGAGGATACGACCCACTACACTCAGGACATATTGCATATTTTAAAGCAGCAAGAGAATTGGGCGATCACTTAGTTGTCGGCTTAAATTCAGACGCATGGCTTACTCGTAAAAAGGGTAGACCATTTATGCCGTTTGAAGAGCGTGCAGCTATCATTAAAGAACTAAAATGTGTTGACGAAGTTATTGGATTTAATGACGATGACAACACAGCATGTGCTGCAATCATGCAGGTACTGAGTACTAAAGGTACTACGTGGCAGTTGATCTTTGCCAATGGCGGAGATCGAGGCAGCAGCAATACCCCAGAGTTTTTAACCTACGGCCAGTCAGGTGTAGAGTTTGTATACGGTGTAGGCGGTACAGACAAAAAGAATAGTAGCAGTTGGATACTCAAAGAATGGAGTCAGCCTACTACTGAACGTATTTGGGGTAGATATACTGTGTTGGATCAAGGTGAAGGCTGGGCAACTAAAAGACTCGAATTTGATGCTGACAAAGCACTAAGTGATCAACGTCATTTTAAACGCAGTGAACATTGGCATATTGTCGAGGGCAATATACAGATGTCATTAGAGTATCCGAACGGTGATACTGAGACTAAATTATATACAGCAGGCACAAGTATTGACATTCCCGTACTTACTTGGCACAAGGCTGTAAATACAGGAAATACCACTGCAAAAGTTATTGAAGTTTGGATAGGCAGCGAACTGTCGGAACAAGACATTGAAAGGCGAGATTAATGAAAGTATTTGTAGGATGGGACAGTAGAGAAGATATTGCTTACCAAGTGTGTAAGCACAGCATCGTTGCTAGACAACCTAAGGCAGATGTGCGTCCACTCAAGCAATATGAATTGAGAGACAAGGGCTGGTATACTCGTCCAGTTGATAAACTAGCAAGCACAGAATTTACGTTTACTAGATTCTTAATACCTGAACTTGCTAATTTTGAAGGCTGGGCACTGTTTATAGACTGTGATATGATTCTTACCACAGACATAAAAGAACTGTTTGATCAAGCAGATGATCGTTATGCTGTGATATGTGTACAACATGACTATACTCCCAAAGAAGGCATTAAGATGGATGGGCAGAAACAAACTGTGTATCCACGTAAAAATTGGTCAAGTGTTATGCTGATCAACTGCGGTCATCCTAGCAATAAAAAACTTACACAGGATCTAGTAAACGATCCCGAAATCAACGGCGCTTACCTACACAGATTCAGTTGGCTCAAAGATGAAGAGATTGGTGAACTTGATCACACATGGAATTATCTAGTAGGAGTGTACGACGATATCAAAACTCCCAAACTGATACACTATACCGAAGGCGGCCCATGGTTTGAGAATTACAGAGATTGTGATTTTAATCAACTATGGAAGCAAGAACTACAGGCGATGATGAATGGGTAAAGTAGCAGCAATATCTAGCAAAGACGCATTTAATTATGAGAGTAAAGGGCATAACTACGATCCCTACCTACGTAGTTTTATACAAGGCGTCAATGGCATAGAGTCTACATGGGAACAAGAAAAAGATACCGACAATGTGCTTATTATTAGAGGGCTAGGCAGCGGAAGTCAAAAAGCTATAAAACGCTGCTGGGAAACTGGTAGACCCTTTTATGCTATTGACACTGGTTATTTTGGAAACGGTAAACATAAGGTTTTGCATCGAATAACTCATAATGCTTTACAAAATATGCAAGAAATAATCTCTAGAGATAACAGACGACTTATCTCTCAATTAGGACCTTGGGAGGAAATTTATAAGCCTTTTACGTCCGGCGGAAAAATTTTAATTTGTCCTCCTAGTGATAAAGTTATGAAGATGTTCAATCAACTAGATGCAGCAAATTGGACAGACAATCTAGTTGCACAATTAAAAACTCTTACTGACAGACCAATAGAAATTAGAATGAAACCTATTAGAAGAGAACGGGTTAGTACAAAAACAATACAACAAGCATTAGCTGACGATGTACACTGTTTAATTACCTATAACAGCATAGCAGCAATAGAAGCACTTATGGAAGGAAAACCAGCAATAACACTGGGACCCAATGCAGCGCAATTAATATGTGAAACTAATATAGAACATATAGAAGACCCCAAATTACCTAGTGAAGATGAAATGTATTGTTTTCTAAAACATCTTTCTTATGCACATTTTACACAAGAAGAAATGGAAAACGGAGATGCTTGGAAAATATTAAGGAGCGATATTAAATGAGTTTAACTGTTGCATCTTATTTAATGGGTATTCCGCCAGGAAATACAAAACCCGAAAAACCAGCTACAATTGTTGGATTTATCGAAGGCGTTTGGGCCTGTGGCGACAAAGGATCAATCGTTTGCGATTATCATACTGTTGATGCAGATGTTGCTGTTGTTCAAGGATTCGTACATCCTGGTAGTAAAAATCAACCTCATCTTAGTTTAAGAAAAAATGTATTTGAAAAACAACAACGAGAAAATAAACGATCAATAATTATCGATTCGAATTTATTTTTATATACAGATACAGGCAACACTAAAGGATATCTAAGATACAGCTATGATGGTATTTTTCCAAACACAGGTGAATATTGTAATCATACGCCAAATCCTGAAAGATGGAATACCATAAGCAAGAATCTTGGATTAAGTCTCAAACCGTTACAGCGTACAGGAAAGGATATACTAATCTGCTGTCAGCGTGACGGCGGCTGGAGCATGGGCGACAATAAACTGCTACCGTGGTTAGTCAAGACCATAACACAAATAAAAAAATACAGCGATAGAAGAATCATAATACGTTTTCACCCCGGCGATAAGAATGTACTGATTCACAAAAGAGCACTGGCAAGATACAGATTGCCAAACGTAATTATCAGCCATAACGAAAATATATTACAAGATTTTAAATCAGCACATGCTGTAATAAACTATAATTCAAGCCCAGCAGTTGCCGCAGCAATAGAAGGTGTACCTACTTTTGTACTTGATCCAAAACACAGTCAAGCGGCAGAAGTAGCTCATCATGATTTATCTGAACTAGAAAACATTCGAGAATTTGATAGAGAACTATGGGTTCAAAAAATGGCGCAGATGCATTGGAGTTTAACTGAACTCAAAGACGGCACTGCTTGGAAACATCTAAGGAATTGGGCAAAAAAATGACCAAACATATCACAGTAGTAACTACATTTCACAATAAACATTACGGCGTTTATGGAAAAAACTTTTTAGACAGCTTTGCTAAACATGTAGACAAACGAATTAAACTTTTGGTCTATGCTGAAGACTGTGTCCCTGACAATCCTGACCCTATGCGTATAGAAATATTAGATGCTAAAAAAGCATTGCCTAAGCTTAATCAATTTAAGGAGCAGTGGAAGGATGTACCCAAAGCAAATGGTAAATGTCCGTTCCCAGAACGCAGACCAAGAGACTGGAACAAAGAATTTAAATGGGATGCTGTGAGGTTTGCCAACAAGGTATATGCTGTGTTTAATGCTGCGGAAAGATCAAAAGATTGGTGTGTATGGATGGACGCAGACAGCTTTATTCATTCAGATTGGGAATATCAAGATTTTGCTGACCTACTGCCCAATACCAGTTGGATTACCTATGTGGGCAGAGGCCGAGGTTCACAGACTTGGCCAGAGTGTGGATTCTACGGTATGAATCTAAAAGATCCTGTGTGTCAAGAATTTTTACAAAAATTTGAACAGATGTACGAGAACGCAGAACAGGGAATCTTCACTCTGGAAGAATGGCACGACAGCTTTGTGTTTGGTACTATACTTGAGCAGATGAAACGTACAGCACCTAATGTGTTGGATTATTCATCAGAAATATATCTAACCAACACTGCTAAAACCGGCGGCGGCGGCCATCCACTGATTAATTCAAAGCTGGGGCAATGGATGGATCATATGAAGGGTGATCGCAAGTTCGAAGGCGCAAGCAAACGTAAAGATCTAATGGGGCATAGAAATGAACCTTACTGGCAAAAGATTTAAATTATGGAGAGAATACGGTGCGCTTAATTCACGTCCTATTTTTGATGCCCTTAGTCGCAGTATTGTTAGCAGTGGTGGTGTTATTTCTGATTCTACTAATCATGTCGATTCCGACGTTGATGTTATTTGGAGCGTTCTATTTCATGGTCGAATGGCTGGCAACCGCAGTGTGTGGGATTATTGCCGTAGTAGAGCGAAACCAATCATCGTACTCGAAGTTGGAGGAATCAAAAGAGGCACAACGTGGAAAGTGGGGCTCAATGGCATCAACCGAGATGCCTACTTCAATGATGGTGGTAATGATGGAACGAGAGCGCAGGCGCTAGGTGTTGAACTAAAACCTTGGCGCAGTACCGGCGAATATATTCTCATATGCGGTCAGCACGATAAAAGTTTACAATGGCAAGGTCAACCCAGTATGAGCAACTGGTTCTTAAAAACATATGACGAAATACGTGCTCACACTGATCGTCCTATAATATTTCGACCGCACCCTAGATGCCGATTGCCTGAAATAGAAAGAGGACTGAAGCATGTTTATAGACAAGACCCTCAACATCTATCAGGAACCTATGATGATTTTGATATGAACTTTGACAATATTAGGGCCACTGTGAGCTACAGCAGTAACCCGGGCATACACAGCGTACTAGAAGGCGTAGCAGCGTTTGTAGGCACCAGCTCGTTGGCGTACGACGCGGCTAATGACATAGACTTTATACACGACATAGAATCCCCTCTACAGCCAGATAGAACACAGTGGCTCAACGACTATGCTCACACAGAGTGGACAGTGGAAGAAATTTCTCAAGGCATACCACTTAACCAGTTGACATCACGTCTTTTTTAAGTTATATTAAGTGTATGCAGAAAATAGGCGTACACACAGTAGAAGATTGTTTAGAGATCCTTACAGGGCTCCAGAAGCATGATCTTGAATTTACAATAGAAACCAGCGATCGCAGCTTGATCCAAAGCATTGCTAGGCAAGTATTTCGAGGCACTGCGCTGACAGATCGTCAGTACAGTCTTATGAAAGAAAAACTAGACAAATATAAAATTCAGTTTGAGAGTCAAGACATCATTGGTGTTGAACGTGCAGTTAGCAAACTGCGCAATCCTCTGAGAGAAATTGATCGCAGCAAATATATCACTGTTGTAGAACATCTAGAAGGTATTCCTTATCCTGCAGATGAACGCTGTAGATACATTAAAATTAGATTTCCTTTTAAAAAATCTGATATAGCACTGATTGATCAAATCAACAGCACCAAAGATTATCATCACAAAAAAGGTAGTCACGAACACTATTTTGTTTACAACGAACATAATGTTTACAATCTGCTTTCTCGATTCAAAGACAAAAGCTATAAAATCGATCAAGAATTGGTTGACTTATTTGAAAAGATTCTAGACATTCGCAGTCGAGAACAGGACTACGTTCCGGGCATCTATAACAACGAACTGAAAAATATTCACCCTAGCGCAAAGGCAATTGCTGAAAGTGAAGTTGGCGCATTCGATGCTGACACTGTGTTGTTTTATGTGGACAGAAAATTTAGATACGGCATAGTAAACGTTGACCACAATGATGCTTCGTCTGTAATTGAAAAGATTGCCTATAGAAATGATGTAACCTATCAAAGTAAACCCAGTGAAGAATCACTGTCAGATATCTTATTGGCACTTCATAATCTAAAAAGATTTCCTCTATTGGTTGTGCTGGAAAAGTCTCATGCTGAAAATCAGCTGTATGAGATGGCGAACTTTTATCGAGACATTTTACCCAATGAAGAACAGAGTGTGCTGTTTAGACAAGATGGCGACAGCGGATTTAATCAGTTGGTTAAAGACCGCAGGCTAAACAATTGGGTTGACAGCAATACTAAAATAGTATACATTAGTAGTGACAAGTTACCTAAGCTGTTGATCAGTGGCGAATGGCAACCCTGTGTAACTTTTGGTTACACCAGCAGATTAGATCGAACCGTTGACTCTTACATACACAATAGATGTGATCTCATAGTGTATCGAGAGGATATGATAAGCCCCATGCGGAGATACTCACAATACTATGGCTAGTTGTAAATTAATTATTGAAGATGAAGTTAACATTAAATTCGAAGGACTAGACGTAGACATCAGACGCAAACTGACCAACGCTCTCAAGTTTGAAGTACCTTATGCTAAACACATGCCTCAGTATAAGCTGGGACGCTGGGACGGCAAGGTTGCGTTCTTTGGTATCGGCGGTTCGGGCTATGTGAATCATCTTGATGTTATTGTTGACATCCTAACAAAAAACAAAGTAAACATTGTTGACATAGATGATCGTAGACACCCTATACAGATCAACTTCGCTCCAGTTACTGAACGCTATTGGGCTGATCAAGATATACGCTGGCCCAAAGGACACCCAGATGCGGGCGAACTTATTATGCTTCGTGATTATCAAGTTGAAGCAATCAACAACTTCCTAGCCCATCCACAAAGCCTACAACAGATTGCTACTGGCGCAGGCAAATGTCGAACTTATGATTCTACAATGGATATAGATGTAGGTAATTCTGATTTTGCTGAATATTTGCTAAATAAAGTAAGAAATAGCAACTGGAGCAATTCTATGAACGTAGCAACTTTTTGTAAAACATATCAGCGAAAAATGTGGAAGTCGATGATTACTAGGAAAAAATTAGATTTCACCTTATTGGATGTAATAACGTTCAACAATGAGCAACTTTATTACATACCGTATAATGGATATCATAAATTTACAGTAAGTACTTCACAATGCTTAAAGTGTAATGCAGCGCTAGTTATCGGATTTAGAAAAGATGAGTTTATAGTATCAACATGCAAATGTTCAGCAGATAACAAGAATTATGCTACTTTAGAAAAGTTATCAACTGTATTTCCTGTAAGTGAAGCAAATGACGTATTATCATCATTTGCAGAGCGAAAAACACGGAATTTACAAAATGTACTAACTCATTGGACATCGCGTGGACATACTCACGAGGACGCAGTACAATTAGTGTCAGACGTACAAGCGAGTCGATCGTCACTGTCACCTGCTGCACAGAAAGGTGCACGGGGGTATTCGATGAGAACCCCCGAATACTGGATTAAGCAAGGGTATTCTAAATCAGACGCTGTGCAGAAAGTAAGTAATCTTCAAGTTACAAACGGCTTAGAGTTTTATGTTAACAGATATGGCACTGATGAAGGCAAAGTACAGTACGATAAGCGAATGACAGAATGGTTAACATCATACACTCGTGCTATGGAACTAGATCCTACAATTAATGAAAGAAAAATGGTCGGGTTTTGCAAAGCATCAAAAGAGTCGTTAAACGTGTTAATGCCAGTCTATGAAAAGTATAACGATAAAATTCGTATATACTTAGGCATTGACGGAAATACTGAATATTTTTTGCGCGACGACGATAGTATACGATTTTATGATTTTACGATACCCGAGCTTAAAATAATTGTTGAGTTTCATGGATCTAAGTTCCATGCTAATGCAGAGTTATTATCTGAGCAACAACTGTTAGAATGGAAGAGCTTATTTTCAAATGAATCAGCAGACTTGGTTATTGCAAAGGATACTGTAAAGCGAAAAATAGCAGAATGTCACGGATACACATTGTTAACAATTTGGGATACTGACGACGTTGACCAAGCAATTACTAAAATTACAAATTTAATAGAAGAAAAACTTAATGAAATTTAACATACCAATAGGGGAACTAGCAGAGTCGATTGCGGAGTACAAAGGAGTACTATTAAACGATAACTGCGAAATTAATATTAAAGATCTTGATTGTAAAGTTAATACACCATCAGGAACTGCTACTATTAATATTATAATTAAAAAAGAAAAGTTAGAAGGCATAAAACTATTACTTGCAAATGGTGTAGAAATAAAGTGTGCTAATAAGCATATATTAAGATATAATAATGCAGACGTATTTGCAGATTCATTAGCAATTGGCGACTCGGTAGAAACTATTAACGGGAATGTTAAGGTTAGTAGTATTAACAATATTGACGATACTACATTTTACGATATCGGAATAGATGCACCGTACTTATATTATGATGCAGACGGAGTATTACATCATAATACAATTACCACAGCAACACTTTCACACATAAGCGAGCCTCATGGTCGTAGTCTAGTTATTGTTCCAAACAAATCACTTGTTGAACAGACTGAAGAAGACTACATCAACTGTGGGCTCGACGTAGGGGTGTATTTCGGAGACAGAAAGCAACTGGGTAAGACTCACACTATCTGTACTTGGCAAAGTCTAAACATTCTAGACAAAAGGCACAAGGACGGAGCAGCCGTACTATCACTGGCTGAATTTTTAGATGAGGTACGTACAATTATTGTCGACGAATGTTTTGCAGGCGACACTCTTATCACAACACCAAGTGGTCAAGTGCCTATTAAAGATTTAAAGGCAGGCGACAAAGTAATTAATCTATGTGAAAAAACAAAACAATACAAAGAAGATACCGTAGTTAAAGTTCATAAAAACTTAACACATAGTCAAAGTGAAAAAATGCTAGAGATAGAGTTTGACAACGGTATAAAAACTAAAGTTACTGCTAACCATAAATTTTTAACAGACAATGGCTGGGTTAGGGCAGATCAGTTAACTGAAGATTTAGAAATTATTAACATAAATACATATAGCTAAAGGAGAAGTATTTATGGCAAAACAATTTGATATAGAAAAGTTTAATAAAATTTTAAAAATAAATCATCAAAAACTGCAAGCAGAAAAAATAACTGGTAAAAAAGTTATCCTATCAAATGGATTAATCCTTGAGACTGAGAAGGACGTTCGTCTTTGTAAGAACAGAGTGATGTCAGGAGATAATGTTTGGAAAGAAAATTTCGACATACTTTACAGTATTAATAGTGATGAAAGAGAATTGGCCGAAAAAAAGTGTAGATCCTTGACTTCTGTGCAAGGCGGAATTAAATGCCAAGAAAAGCATGGAAAAAAAATTAAATCTAACCTAAACACAGGAACGCCATGGAATAAAGATATGAAGGGAAATTATCCTTATTCTTATTCGCATTCTCCTGAAACAAAAGAAAAGATAAGTGTTGCTAATACTGGTGCAAAAAACGGCATGTACGGAACAATGATGACCGCAGAACAAAAAGAATACAGAAGTAACTTAATGAAAGAAAAAATTCTTTCAGGAGAGTTTACGCCAAATTCTAATAATAGAAATACTCATTGGAATTCTTATTATAGAAATAAAAAATACAGAAGCAGTTGGGAATCACTTTATCAATATTTCGATCCTGATGCCGAGTATGAAACTTTAAGAATACCTTATGTGTTTGAATGCAAAGAACATATTTACATAGTAGATTTTGTTAATCATAAAACTAAAACTGCAATTGAAGTAAAACCTAGAGAACTCTTTAATGACCAAAAAACACAAACTAAAATATCTACAGCCGAAGAGTGGTGCAATGCTAATGGATATAATTTAGTATTAGCAGATAAAGAATATTTTATAACTCGGCCAATGCCTGATGATTTGACCGAATTTGATACTAAAACACAAAATAAAATTAGGAAACTTTATGAAGTTAATCAGTAAAAAAGAAATCGAAAAGCCACATGAAACTTATAACCTTCATGTAGAAACAGACCATAACTATATTGCAAATGATGTTGTAGTTTCAAACTGCCACATGGCAAAAGCAGAGGTGCTTAAGAACCTACTGACTCGCAACCTACGCAATGCTCCTATTCGCTGGGGACTGACTGGCACAGTGCCCAAAGAGCCGTTTGAGTTTGAATCAATTCATGCTAGCCTTGGCCCTGTGATTGGACAGATCAGTGCTAAGGAACTACAGGACAAAGGTGTGTTGGCACAGTGTCACGTTAATGTGGTACAGTTGATTGACACAGTAGCACACAGAGGCTATCAAGAAGAATTAAAGTATCTTGTTACAAATCAAGATAGAATAGAATACCTAGGCAAATTATTAAACACAATCAAAGAATCAGGCAACACACTAATACTGGTAGACAGAATTACAGCAGGCGAAGAACTACAAAAACTTATACCCAACAGCACATTTATCAGCGGTTCGGTTAAGGTAAAGGATAGAAAAGAAACATACGACACGATTAGAGAAGGTACTAACGAAGTTATCATTGCGACCTATGGAGTTGCCGCTGTGGGTCTTAACATTCCTCGTATCTTTAATCTTGTTCTTCTCGAGCCTGGAAAAAGTTTTGTTAGAGTTATTCAGAGTATTGGTAGAGGCGTAAGAAAGGCAAAGGACAAAGACTTCGTACAAATATGGGACTTGACATCAACATGCAAGTATGCGAAGCGGCACCTTACCGAAAGAAAGAAATTTTATTCTGAGGCGCAGTACCCATTCACAATTGAAAAAGTGGATTGGAAAAAATAATAAATGAGAATATTAACATTGGAAAACCAGTGCTTTGATTTGGACGACTTACCAGATCAAATAGACGAAGACATAAGATTCAGCGTACTAGACAATTCAGATCCAAAGAACCCTGATTTCTTTTTTGTACCCTTGATCTTTTTAGAAAGTTTTAATGCTCCTGCAATGGTGTTAGAAATTGCCGGACAAGAAGTTACTATGCCTGTGGATTGGAGTTTGGCTGTGGGCTGTAGTGAATCAGCAAACGATCTTGAGATACTGCCACTGACCAGTTTGAATGACAGAGGATTTGAAGCATTTCTTTTTAATCCCCTAAGCAGTTTTAAAACAGAATTTGGTGATATTAAAATTACTAATTTTTACACAGACGTAAAATGGTATTTTCCTAAAATGAAAAACGGACAACTGTTAACTGTTCCGATTACCAAAGGCAAAAAACCACTGTGTGCTTATTTTGTAAAAGACATCAGCAGGCAATGTGAATTAATAGATTATTCATTGTTATTATAAGGAGAGACAAATGGGAATTCGCGCTGGTAAAATATGGGGATCCACAGAGCTGATCCATGCCAACGGTGTTCTTGAATTTCACCGCATTGAATTTAATGCAGGATACAGATGTTCAGAACACGAACACAAATTTAAATGGAATGGCTTTTTTGTAGAGTCGGGCAAGATGATTGTTCGTGTATGGCAAGATGATCAAGGGCTAGTAGATGAAACCGTTCTAAGTGCAGGCGACTTTACACAGGTCAAGCCCGGCAAGATTCACCAGTTTGAAGGTGTCGAAGACGGTGTAGCATTTGAACTATACTGGGCTGAATTCAATCACGATGATATAGTAAGACGTACTAGCGGAACAAGTGTATGAGAATCATAGCAGGCCCATGCCAACACGAATCATATGAGCAAAGTTTAGAAATAGCTACAGAATGTAAACGTGTGTGTGATCTGTACGGCATTGAATACTATTTCAAAGCCAGTTATGACAAAGCCAACCGCACCAGCATTACAGGTAAACGTGGAGTCGGTATTACCAAAACAATGGTTGACTTTTTAGAATTAAAAAAACAAGGATATAAACTGCTCACCGACTGTCATACTGTTGGCGAAATCAGTCGTGTTTACAGTGTTGTAGATGTTATTCAAATCCCTGCTTTCTTGTGTAGACAAACTGATCTCATTCAAGCAGCATGTGCTACAGACTGTGTTGTAAATATTAAAAAAGGTCAATTCTTAGCGCCGTGGGATGTAGCAGGAATACTAAGTAAGTGTGCAGACGCAGAAGAAGTTTGGATCACTGAAAGGGGAACTAGTTTTGGATATAATAATCTGGTTGTTGATTTCACCGGCCTTGACTATATGCTTAATAATTTTGATTGTGATATTGTTTTGGATGCCACGCACTCAGTACAAAAGCCAGGTGGCCTCGGAAGTAGCAGCGGCGGGAATAGGGATTATGTCCCTGGCCTATGTCGTGCAGCTAGTGCTCTGGGCATTAGAAATTTCTTTTTAGAAGTACACGCTGACCCAGACTCAGCACCCAGCGACGGTGCTAACATGTTGCGTCTAAAAGAGTTTGACAAAGTGGTAGAAGAGATAGTAAAGTATAACTATGACAGATAAATTACCAATAAAAGATATACTGGCCGCAGTTGACATGGGTGCTAAAACAGTTTGGGATGAACTCTCAGATGATGAACGCAAACAGGTCAGCTTCTGGTTGTTGAACAGATACGCAAGCTCAGTACAGGGCTCTAGAGAAAAACAAGAGCTAGCAGTTTTTAAGACCAACGAATACTACAATAAAAACTGGAACGTTCTAGGTGTAAGACATCCCAAGCTGCAATGGCAACTGCTGTGTCAGTCAGGCAACACAGGCAAGATTGAATATCACCCATGGATAGGTTTTAAAAAGAGAGAAGGCGGCAACAGTGCTGCGGTCAAACTGTTAGAACAAATTTATCCCAATATGAAAACAGATGAGGTAGAACTGCTTGCTAGAATATCTACAAAAAAAGAACTCAAACAACTGGCTGAAGAACATAGCATTGACATCAAACTCTGAAAAGCCCTACAAGTGTGAATACTGTGGTAACGGGTATATGCGAGAGAAAACTCTCGCAGCGCACATGTGTGAGCCTAAACGACGTTGGCTACAAAAGGATGAGAAAAGAGTAAGATATGGTCTCTACGCATTCCAAAGATTCTATGCGCTGTCAGCGGGCACGAAAAAAGAGAAAACTTATGAAGATTTTACGAAGTCTCCTTATTATAACGCTTTTGTTAAATTCGGCAGTTTTGTTAGCAATGTTAAGCCACTTTATCCTGAGCGTTACATAGACCATGTAGTGACCAGTGGAGTTAAGTTGGATCACTGGTGTAGAGATGAAATGTATGAAAAGTATGCTCTTGAACTGATACTCAAAGAAGATGTTACCACAGCACTGGAACGCAGCGTTAACAACATGATGCTGTGGGCTGAAGAAAAGAACAGTGTGTGGAATCACTACTTTGGCTATGTAAGTGCGAATAAAGCAGTGTGGGATATCAGAGATGGAAAAGTTTCGCCTTGGCTGATACTCAACTGTCGCACAGGCAAGGAAATGTTAAGTACATTCAACGATGAACAATTAGCATTGGTCTATCATGTGATTAATCCAGAACACTGGGCTCTGAGATTTAAACGTCAAATCAAAGACCTAGAACTAGTAAAAGAAATTGTCAAGGAAAGTAAATTATGAAATTACTCTATTATCCAAATGAATTTTTAGATCGGCAAGTTAAACAAGTTGATTTAGAAAACCTTACATTTGATCCCGCTGAAGTCAAACAACAAATGGTAGACATCATGTTGAGCAACAACGGTATAGGTCTAGCAGCTAATCAGATTGGTCTAGACGCACAGGTGTTTGTAATGGGCGACAGTGCCAACAACAGCACACTCTGTATCAATCCCACTGTTCTACAGTACACTTCGGGTGCTACAGCGGATGTCGAAGGATGCCTAAGCTTTCCTAATGTGTTTGTAAAAATAAACAGACCCAAAGAAATATTGGCTAGATTCTACAATGAGAATCTAGAAGAGTGTACTGTCAAGATTGAAGGCTACAGTGCTAAGTGCTATCTACATGAATGGGATCACCTACAGGGCATAACCTTTAAAGATCGTGTAAGCAGACTCAAGTGGGACATGGCAACTAAAAAGGCTCGAAAGCTAGAGAAAGTATAAATGGACATTGACTTAGATTTTCCCAACAGGGATCAAATATTATCTAAGCTACAGCATCGTGTGGCTAGATTAGACTCAGGAAAAAAACACAACTCGGGTGTTTATGTTACAGAGATACCCTGTAACCCTTTGGACAATCTAGCCACCATAGACTACAAGACAGCAGAAGACAGAGGCTATTTTAAACTAGACTTTCTCAACGTAAGCATATACAAAGATGTTCGAGATGAAGCACACCTAACTGAACTGATGAACAGAGAGCCCATATGGGAACTTCTGGAACACACGGACTTCAGCGACAAAGTCTTTCATCTGAACGGGCACGGCGAACTATTGAAGCAATTGAAACCGTCGTCGGTAGAGCAATTGGCAGCAACACTAGCGATCATTCGTCCGGCGAAACGGCACTTGAGTGGAAGCAATTGGAATTTGATTTTTCAAGAAGTGTGGACGAAACCGACAGACAATAGTTACTACTTCAAGAAGGCACACGGCACCTCCTACGCAGTGGCTGTGGTAGTACACATGAATCTACTGTGTGAGCAGATTAATCCTTAGGACGGCGTACCAGTTGTATACTCTTACGCTTAACACGTTTCAGTGACAGATTATTAAGATTAACACAGGGCCCTATGGTTACTCTTACATCCTTTGAGTTCATTGTCATAATACAATATCTAAAAGGATCCATCTCATTCTTTAAGAAAATATTAATGGGAATCATTCGATTTGATTCCCACCACCATGCTTCGCCCATTGCTAAGAACTTTGATTGTTCTGGCCTTGATCGTAAATCAGTATACACATACATTGAAGTTACTGAGTGATCTTGATTGATAATGATGCCGATGTATTCGTTGCCACCATAGGTTACAACGCTGAGGAATGGAAAGTTTTCTTGTATTTCTTTTGTCAACATGATCCGATAAATATTACTATGCAATTAATGCCTAGGTATTTAGTATCGAATAGAATCAATCTTGTAGCCGATGTGGCAGGATTCATAGTGGAGTATAGACCAGTGTATAGCAGACAAGTGCAAGTTTATAAAGGAATAGAAAACGTACTACAGTTTAGACTGTTGAACGCAGACCAAAGGCCTATAAATGTTGCTAGTTATACTCCCAAGTTTGTAGCGTTTGACGAAAACAACAATCTCATAATCGAACGAGACTGTATAACACAGGACGACGGATCCAGTGCTACTAAGGGACTGTTCTCATTGACTGTAACAGAAAACGACCTACTCAACATCAAACAACAATATCTCAAATACAATGTCTATCTAGTAGACGCTGCGGGTGAAAAGATTCTAACCTACAATCATTCTAACTTCGACAATGACGCTACAATCTTTGTTAATGTAAAAACTTTTCCAGGTCCAAAAGCAGCATACAACATAAGTTCGTTTCAGCGTGTAAGTGTAGACACACAAGAATGGACATCAGAAACTGTGGACGCACAGCCTGCACTGAACGGCAACGAAGCACTGCACACCGCAGCTATATACACCAACAGCTATGTGGGCACAGTAGCAGTACAGGCTACTCTGGACAATATAGTAAACGAAACCACAAACTGGGCAACTATTCAAACAATTGAATTTGATGGCACAGAAACTGAACCCGCTCCGGTAAACTTCAACGGAGTATTCAGTCATCTACGTTTCGCAGTCTACTCTGATCCTAGCAACAGTGTTACTAAAATACTGATTAAAAACTGATTGACAAACCATTGATTTAGCACTATACTTTTATTATGAGTGTAGTGGCCGAAACAGTTCTGACATATCTCCCAACCAAGCGTAAAACTACGCAGGGCGGCTGGCAAATCTTCAGATTAAATTTGTTTTAACTGCGGACTGTATAAATATTGCTATGATAATATATAAAATTACAGCGCCAAACAGTAAGCAATACATTGGTCAAACTATTTCAACCCTTGACGAAAAAATACAGTGGTACAAAAAGTCTGCTAATAATGATAAAACTAACAGATATATTTTTAATTCTATACGCAAGTACGGTATAGAGAATATGAAATTTGAAGTAGTTGAAGAGAGTAGCACTTGGTCTAAAAAAGAACTTGATGATAAAGAAATTTACTATATTAATAAGCTCGAGACATATTACACGTTAGGAAAAGGATATAATATGACTTATGGCGGCGACGGGTTAGACTCCGAATCGGCTAGTCGTGTTATAACAAAATGGTATCAAACTATGACCGAAGAAAAGAAACAGCAAAAATCTCACAATAGTTCTGTTGCTCAGAAGAAAAGATACAACACTAATCCTGACAGTGACGAAACGCGAGAAAAAAAGAAAAAGTCTCATCAAGGTACTTATGTTATAGAATCCCCAGAAGGAGGCGTCTATTATGCAGACAATGGATTAAAAGAGTTCTCGGAACAAAACAAAGAAGAACTTGGCGTAACTTATTGGCAACTTTTTAATGCGTACAGAAAATCATACCAAGACACTATAACTATTAGAGAACAAAAAAACTTAAACAAGTGGAAAGTTACTCGTGTTGACAAATAGCATCTGCGAAATAATATTGTCTTATTGGCAATTAGGAAGAAAAACAAAAACTACTCCAAGTGGATGGATCTCCGGAAATGCGCCGTGTTGCCATCACAACGGCAACACTGCTGACACAAGAGGTAGAGGCGGCATGATTGTCAGCGACAACCACATAAGTTATTCCTGCTTCAACTGTGGATTCAAAACTTCATGGCAACCTGGACGCAATGTCAGTTACAAACTGCGACGTCTGCTACAGTGGATGAATGCGCCGGATGATGTAATCAACAAACTGTCACTGGCAGTGATGCGAGAAAACGAAGGCATAGAATCTGTACAGGCCCTGCGTGGTATGCCCACGCTGCCCAAGTTCGATACTGTGCCTTTGCCTGAGGACGCTGTAAAGATCATAGACATAACCAACTTCAACAAGTACAGTATGAGTGTGCTTGAATACATGTCGCAGCGTAATCTCAATGTAGATGACACTGACTACTACTGGAGCCCTAGCCTAGCCTATAGAGATCGATTGATTGTGCCTTTCCTCTATGAAGGACGTATTGTAGGATGGACTGCTAGAACAGTGGCTAGTGACAAAAATCCTAGATACCTTATGGAAAGCCAGCCAGGGTTTGTGTATGGACTAGATGAGCAAACACCCAACAAAGTGTTTACCATAGTAACAGAAGGCCCTATAGACGCTGTACACATAGAAGGCTGTGCCCTGTGTGGATCAGACATAAATGACCAACAGGCCCTGCTGTTGAACAGACTGAACAAGAAGATCATAGTAGTGCCTGACAGAGATCGCAATGGCAAAAGTCTAGCAGAGCAGGCCATAGAACAGGGATGGAGTGTGAGCTTGCCTGACTGGCCTGATGATTGTAAAGACGCGAGTGACTGTGTAGCACAGCATGGCAGACTATATACACTGCACAGAATTGTAAGTGCAGCAGAAGACTCACCCCTCAAAATTAGACTAAGGATGAAAAAATGGTTTACCTAAAAAAGATCTGGGCAGTATTGATATGGCCCTACACTAGAGTTAGAGAAGAAATTCGCTTTCGTAAAAGAATAAAAGAACTGCGCAAGAGGGATCCGTTTATATATCGATGAATAAATGTATGAAAAAATATATTGTTTATAAAACTATAAATTTAGTAAACGGAAAATACTATATCGGAAAGCATAAAGTAAAAACTAAAGAATTTGATTTTTATTTTGGTAGTAGCAGTGTAATTGACAATGCTATTGCAAAGTATGGAGTCGAAAACTTTCTTAGAGAAGTGTTGTTTGAAACTGATAACGAGGAAGAATGTTATCGTAAAGAAGAACAACTTCTTGGAAATTTATGGAAAACTGATAAAAATTGTTATAATAAACAGGCAGGGGGCAAAGGCTTCCCTTCCGGTGATAACCATTATGCTGCTCACGGTTTTACTGAACAGCACAAAAAGAAATTATCAGAATCACGAAAAAAACGAAAACCGCACTCGGAGGAAACAAAACGCAAAATGAGCATATCTAGAACAGGGTTAAAACGTACTATCGAAACTCGAGCTAAAATGTCAGAAGCACAAGCAGGTAAAAATAATCCTATGTTCGGTAAAAAACATTCAACAGCAAAAAGAAAAGAAATCGGCGACAAATTACGAGGAAAATACACAGGAGAAAAAAGCTCAGCATTTAAAGGTTACTATGTAACACCATTTGGTAAGTTCCCTTCGGTAAAAGAGGCTTCTGAAAAAATTAATATAATAAGTAGCAGTACTATAAGAAGATGGTGCCTTAACGAAGATAAGAAAATTACAAAAAGCATGATCGGAATTTCTAAATATCTAACTAATGATATGATAGGGAAAACTTTTAAAGACATTGGATTTTATTTCGAGGTTACTAAATGATCACATGGGGAATGGTAGGCAACAGTCATGACGCAAGCATTGCGGTATTTGACCGCAACGAATTAAAGTGGGCAGGATTAGCCAAAGACTTCAGCGGTGTAGCAGGAGATCCACATCCCAATGAACCAATGCTACAGCACATAATGAACAACTATGGATATGCTGATCAGTTTGTTTGGTATGAACAGCCTGGTCTTAAGACTGTGCGTCAGCTGTTGGCAGGACAAGGATGGCTATGGCGAGAAAACAACATTAAACAGTATCTCACTGACCTATATCTACACGGAGTACCCGTCAAGTATACTCAGCATCATCTCAGTCATGCGGCCTATGCCTACTACACACAGCCGCATGATGACTGTGCTGTGATCTGCTTAGACAGCATAGGTGAGTTCGAAACGCTCACTGTGTGGCACGGTAAAAACAATCGTTTAAAAAAGATACACAGTCAACGCTATCCTCACAGTCTAGGTCTGTTCTATTCAGCTATGACACAGAGGCTGGGGCTTGTACCACAGCAGGACGAATACCTAGTAGCAGACTTGGCCAAGGGAGGAGATCCTCTACGTTTTTGGAAAGCAGTGTGTACAGATATTGTACACATTGAACAGGATGCACGTAATCCATATATACGCATGAGACAGAATCTACACAGAGGATGTCTATGGTGGAGACCCGATATAAACACAGAACAGGACCTGCGGGACCTTGCAGCCACTACACAGGAAATCTTTTGCTGGAGTGTAAAGATACTGAGTAACTGGGCCAATTGGCGCACTGGCACTACACACCTAGCCGTAGCAGGAGGCGGAGCAATGAACAGAGACGCAGTATCACGCATCACCAGTGGATGGGACACAGTATGGGTGCCGCCACGTCCAGGTGACCCAGGCAGTGCTGTGGGCTGTGTGCTAGCACACTCACAGCACAGAATCGACAATATAGGCACAGCATGGCACTGACTGCTGGCTGCTGTGACAGTACACAGATAGTAACCAGTGAACATCTAATCACTGTTGACACACACAGATTTCGAGTTATAATAGTAAACTGTAGCAGTTGTGGCAGTGTCAAAGCAACTTCGCACATAAGGGAAACAAAATGACAACTAGACAAAATACTGACTATGGATACGATATACAGCGTGTGTATCTGGAAATGTTTCTCACAGATGCAGAAAGCTTTATACGCTGTCAGGGTGTGTTTGACTCCAACACATTTGACAGGCGCCTACAGCCCGCAGCAGAGTTCTTGAAAAACTATGTGGGTGAACACAACGGCCTGCCCACATTTGATATGATCAACGCTGCTACTCGAACAGATCTAAAAGATCCAGGACAGCTACAGGAAAGTCACTATGATTGGCTGCTGAGTGAGTTTGAAACTTTTAGTAGACACAAAGCACTGGAAGCTGCTATTCTCAAATCAGCTGACCTACTGGAAAAGGGTGAGTATGGTCCTGTTGAGGATCTAGTCAAGAAGGCTGTGCAGATAGGCTTACAGAAAGACCTTGGCACAGACTACTGGGCAGACCCCAGAGCTAGACTGGAAGCTATCAAAGACAACAACGGACAAGTAAGCACTGGTTGGCCCAATCTGGACCGCAAACTGTTTGGTGGATTCAACAGAGGCGAACTCAACATCTTCGCAGGTGGATCAGGATCAGGCAAGAGTTTGTTCATGGCCAATCTGGGTGTGAACTGGGCATTAACAGGTATGAACGTGCTGTATCTCACTTTCGAACTCAGCGAGAACCTAGTGAGTATGCGACTGGACTCAATGATATCAGACATACCTAGTAGAGACGTTTTTAAGAATATCGACGACGTTGAAATCAAAGTGCGCATGATCGGCAAGAAGAGCGGTGCCTTCCAGGTCAAGTACATGCCCACAGGCAAGAACGCCAACGATATCAGAGCATACATCAAAGAGTATGAAATCAAAATGGGTCGACGTGTGGACGCAGTATTGGTAGACTATCTAGATCTGATGCATCCTATTGCAGCTAAGATATCAGCAGAGAACCTGTTCGTCAAAGACAAGTATGTATCAGAAGAACTGCGTAACTTGGCCATGGAACTCAAAGTGGTGTTTGTAACAGCAGCACAGTTGAACAGAAGCAGTGTAGAAGAGATTGAATTTGATCATAGTCACATCTCTGGTGGTATATCCAAGATCAACACAGCAGACAATCTGATCGGTATCTTTACCAGCAGAGCTATGAGAGAACGTGGACGCTATCAGATCCAGCTGATGAAGACTAGAAGTAGCAGTGGTGTTAACTCAAAGATTGATCTTGGCTTTGATGTGGACACACTGAGAATCTTTGACCTAGGTGAAGACGCAGAAGAAACCACTACTGCTACACAAGGCGGATCAAAGATACTGGCAGCACTGAAGCGCAACAGCACACAGGGCAACTCAGGCACAGTGAACACAGACCCCGACGAAGGTGAACCTGTTAAACGGATACGTGCTGAAACAGACTCAACCAAACTGAGACAGTTTCTCAACAACCTTCCGGGCGACTAGAGCCCGAACACACGGCGAAGCCGCAGCGGTAAGCCCCACAGCCGCAGAGCGGTAAACGCTTTTTTACAACGTAAAATCAGCGTTTACTGAGCAAAAATCCACCATATCAGTACAACGGTACTACTGCACAGTATAAAAAACAAAACTGAACAACCTGCGTTTAACACTGAAATCAACGCTGTGCAACACCCCGCAATGGGCGATTGACTAAAAGATGGTGTTTTAGATTAGACTGACAGAGTAACAGAGAGAGATTATGCCATTCTCTGTATAACAATCTTTTCCGCACTGTGTTTAAGCAGAAACAGTGTGATAGCACCGTCGGATCGGTGACTCACTGTGATAGCTGGCCGACCGTGCAAAGGCATTGGCTGTACAGTGAATCCCAACAGTTCAAACTGTGCTGCTATGAGGCTGAGCATGAGACTGTGTATACGATAAGTGAACTGTGAGCCAGTGCCCACTGAGTTATCTACTGTGATGTGCCATGTTGCTATATGAATAGTATACTGTACAGGCACTGTGTTGTCAACTGTAGATCTATTGTATGAACCAGCACTCGGCTGGTTAGCTGCTCTTTCGCAGTTTACTTCGTAAGCCCGCGTCACTCGCAGAGGTGAAATTGGTTTTGTAGTGATAAAAAATTTGAGAGATTTCGTTTTGCTACGCAAATCTCAATTGCGCAGAAAAATTTAGAACCGAGATGCTAACCATGACATCAGTATCAACAGCAGCATCAACACAGCGCCAGTGGCCATACCCAAAAAGAAATACAATTGAACCGCTGTAAGCATCATACTAGTAATTATCCAAATGGGTATTTGGGTGAGAAAAAATTGCTGCGCAGTTTTTTGTGGTGAAGTACTTATAGAAGTGAGGTGGTGATTTTGCCAAATGGGTATTTGGGTGAGAAAAAATTGCTGCGCAGTTTTTTGTGGTGAAGTACTTATAGAAGTGAGGTGGTGATTTTGCATCACCTATATTTTAAAACGTGTCATTAAGCATAAGCTGTTGTTTATCAACAATTTATTTTATATGCCCCGCCCCCATCAAAAAATATTTTTTTTTTTTGATAACCCCTTGAAATCTAACAAAACTTTTTGCTCGCACAACACAGCCGGTGATGTTATATTAGTTTATTAATCACACAAGAGAAAAGGTACAGTGTCAAACACTATACCCTTCCCGGAACACAACAATGACTAGTTGCTGTTAGTCTGCTCTACTGTGTGCCGCGGCTGTGAAGCCGTAACGTGTGAGCACAGCAGCAGCAGCATCTGCACCCGCTTCCTTAGTGCTCATACACTGTGTACCCAAGCCACTGGGGTTCCACAGTTCATATGCCCGGCCAGTCCAGTCCTTGCGCAGGCCCATTGCTTCCAGTACTAGACGCTCAGCCTTGCCCGCACGAGTGTTGCCTTTGTGCTGTGGGTATACAGTTACCCAAGCAAAGCCGCAGTACCATTGCTCGCCCGACTGTTCAATCCGTGACAGTGCTGCCTCGCGGGCGGCTGTGCGCATTTCCTCTGCTACGGCTTGGCAGTTCAGTGTTTCAACAGTAGTGTTCATTGTGTAGTCCCTCTTGTTGTGTTTGCCCTATAACTTAATATAACACTAGAGTAGGGTGTTGTCAACCTTTTTCTACCGGCTCCCCATAGGTGCGCTGGCGATCAGTGAAATCAACGTGTCGCGCTGGCGGATGCGTACGGCGGCACTGGCGGCACTGGCGGCATAG